ATAGAAAATTAGAAAAAATAGTTATTAATCAGCAAGTCTTTATTGATAGCATTAAAGACACAATGAGAGAGATTAATACTTGCGCTAATTTAATAGATTCTAAACTATGGGTACAATCTGACCCTGAGTTTTTGTCATTAATGGAGAATGTAAAACAAATGCAATCTAAAATAAATAATTTTATAGAAGAATAACAATGGTAGAATTGATTGAGAAGGAATCTGAAATTTTACTAACTAAGAAAGGAGAGCCTAGGAAAAGAAAACCAAAAGTAAAAAATAATTATTTTACTATTGAAACAGAAGAAGCCATTCTTAATTATAGAAATAGTAAAAACCAAGCAGAAAGAAATAGAATATATAATGAAGATATTCACTACGGATTTTATAAACTAGTAGAGAATATTATTCACACTTTTAAGTTTTACTATACAGAGGTTAATAATATTGAAGACTTAAAATATGAAGTTATTTCTTTTCTCCTGCAAAAAATAGATCTTTATGATCAATCTAAAGGAAAAGCATATTCCTATTTTGGAACAATTGCTAAAAGGTATTTAATTATATATAACCAAAAAAACTATAAGAAATTAGTATCTAAAGCTGAAATTGGTGACCAACATGACGACAACTCTCTAATTAATTCTATTTTAGTAAAAGAACCTGAACCTGAAATAGATAGGCTAGATATAGTAGAAATATTTGTCAAATATGTTGATGAAAATCTTCTAATCTTATTTGATAAAACAGAAGAAATGAAGGTTGCTGACGCTATATTAGAAATCTTTAAAAAAAGAGAAAACATTGATATATTTAACAAGAAGGCTGTCTTTATATATGTCAAAGAAATGACAGAAGTACAATCCAATACAATAACTAAAGTAATTAAAAAGCTCAAAGTAATCTACAAGAAGATCCTGAACAACTACCTTGAAAATAAGGACTATTAATATTTATTCTAAAAAGTCATGGAACTCGACAAAGAAATATTCAAGGGAAAAACTATTGCAGACCTTGTAGAAGAAGTATATAATAAACATAAAAATCAAGACAGTACAATAAAACAGGAGATCATAAGGCTTGCTGATATGATTGAAACCCCTGGTGACGCTATTGTAATTGTGCCGCTTCTTAAAGGCTTTATGGACTCTAGCCTCAAGAACGACGAGGTTCTTATGAAGCTACTTACTCTATTCCAAAAGGCAGCCGAGAATAAGAAGGGAGCGGATACTGAAGATAATAGTATCTTGACTGAAAAGGATATTGAACAGTTATTTGCTGATGTTACAGTAGCTAAAATTAAAGAACCTAAACAACTTCCTCAAGCGTAATGGCAGAAGGATACATTTTTGGTGATAAGTTTGAAACCAGCATAAGATCAGGTGTTGGCCAATATTATATTATAGGTAGAGTAAAAAAAGTAGTTTTAGGACCTTTTATAGCAAATACAAAACTACCAGACCCAGACTACAGGAATCCTAATGATATAGGAGCTATAAAGTATGAAATAATGTATTCTACTTTAGGGACATCAAAATCAGAGGCTATATCTGAACCTGCATATCCTATGTTTAGCTTTATAAAACATTTCCCTACATACGGAGAAATGGTTTTAATATTCCCAGGTCCTAGCCCATCTTTAAACGATAAGAGTAGTAGACAGCAGTTCTTTTATATGCCTCCTTATGACTTGTGGAACCATGCTAACCATGGAGCCTTCCCTGTTACCTTAGAATGGGCTAAGTTCTTAAATGATAATAAGACCAATAAACCAGGGTATTCAGGAAATAACATAGCAAGTAGTGTAAAATTACCATTAGGTAAAACATATGAAGAGAACGATAAAGTCAGAAATTTAACTCCTTTTGAAGGGGATACTATTATACAAACTAGGTCTGGCCAATCGATCAGGTTCGGTAGTACAGTTTCTGTGATGAAGGATTTTAATACATGGTCTAGTGGTAAAGATGGTAAAAATGGAGATCCTATAACTATTATAAGTAATAGTCAAGGGATATCTAAAAATAAAGATCCTTTCCAAACCGTAGTTGAAGATGTGAATAGAGACGGATCAGCTATATGGATGACGTCTACTCAACAGATAAATTTACAAGACATAAATTCTTTTCCTCTTAACTCCTTCGGCGTAGGTATAAATCCTATCATACAAAATGTAGTTAAGCTACAACAACTTCCTACATCTGATGAAACTATATCTGCACAATTCCAAGATGAAAATAGTATCAAATAATGTTTAAACCAGTTTTTCCATATCAAGGTAATCAATTAGTACTAACATCAGATAGAGTAACACTTCATTCTAGGACTGATGCTATATTCTTATTTGGAAAACAAGCTGTTTCATTATCATCGACAAAAACTATTAACCTTGATGCAAATGAAGGTATAAAATTGTATTCTCCTATTGTAGAACTTGGGCCAAATGCTAAGGCTCAAGGACAGCCTGTTGTTTTAGGTAGGAATTTAAATCAACAACTTATAACTTTATTGACTCAGATAGCTAAGGCAGGTATGTTTATGTCCCAAGCTTCTAAGTCCGATCTAGCAGCATCTATGCAACTTATTTCTTCAGCAGGTAAAATTTTAAATGAAGAAGCTGTAAGACTTGCTAAAGCTTTACAAACCGATTTTATATTGTCTAAAAATACTTTCACTAGGTAATGGCAGCAGAAAACATATTAAATTTAGGCAATGAAAAACTCAATATAAATACAACTACTGCAAAAGGGTTGGAAAAGGTTATTGGTATTATAGGTACATTTGTTGTTAAAGCACAAACTAGTATTAATAAAATACTATATGGTAAGTTTAAATTGCAAACCAGTCCTACTGCAAATAAAATACAAAAGGCTTTAGATAAAGGTATAACAAATACATTATCAGATCTAGTAGGAATTAACTATTGTGATATTGTAAACTATTTAATAAACCAAGCACCTGCTGGCCAACAATTTGATCCTGAAAAACCACCTACCGACGGTAGTAGTTTTGCTAGAACGAAATTTTTTATACAGAAACAAGCATTTGAAGTACAAAAAAGAATAGATCAATATTATAAGAGTTATGGTGATGCAAACAACCCTGAAAGTAGGCTAGGTCTATATTCTCTAATAAGAGAAGTCAACGACGTATTTGCTACTATATTAAGCCCTCAAACAGGATTAAATGATCCAGAGATACTTAAAACGTTTCCTCAAACTGCGACTATAACTAACTTCCTTCAAGATATATTAAATAAATTTAATCAGTATCAAAGTGTAAATGACATTAATCAAGCCGAGCTTCAAAAACTGTTGAGGTTTATAGAAAAAGTAAAAGCTTATTGTATTGCTATTATAGGATTAAATTCACCGTCTGCTTTTGTTAATTTTGCAAATAGTATAACAGATGGAGGAGTTCAAGAACAAATAGCTAAGTTAAATAAAATAATCGATGTACCTAGATTTTTACCATTGATTAGGCAACTAATTAGAACGGCAAACAATATAAATAATGTAGGAAGAAAATTATTAGGATATATAAACATAGGAAGGGGTATAATCACTATATGTTTAGTACTAATTAAGATTTTTAACGTCTTAAAAATATTTTTTGTAAATATAGCAATCCCTAGTTTGTTTGGAACAAAAGGAGTTGATATAAAAATAAACGAAGTATTTCAGCAGAAACTTAAAGAGGAAGGAGAAAAAAGATTCATAGAAAGATTAAACCAAATAAATGCAGTTCTAAATTTAATGGCACTGTGTGTAACCTCAATAATAGCCGGAATAGATGACATCATATATAAATTTAATTTAATTAGATTAAACTTAGAATCTTGTAATCCTGAGATTGGTCAAGAAATACAAAATACTATATCTAATTTGAGTAGTACTAGAAGTGAATTACAGAACTTCTTAGACCAATATAATTCTACAGGAGAGAGAATAAATAGACAGTTTGGAACTTACACTATAGAGATTGTTACAGAACAGTTGGTTGATGAAGGGTTAACTTTAAGAAGAAGATACGGTATAGCTAGAGACAATAATGGATATATAGTAGTACAATCCACTCCTACATTTGCATCGTTAGATCTAATTATTGTAAATGAAGTAAAGGTATTATTGGTATCAAAAGGTCTAGTTAATTTTAGCCTAGGAAATATATCATCAGAAAACTCTTTGATTGTATTAGAATCATTAAGATTCTTAGGAAAAGACGATCTTAGTTTAGACAACGTACAATTTAATCTAGGGGATTTTGAATTTGCTAGAGAGGAGTCAGACGCTTTAGGATTGACAAACTTCATTAATAACCTACCTGGTGGAAGGGCACTTCGTAAGAAGGTTCAAAAGATGATGGCTGGACAATCGTCTAAATTAAAGACAGACCTAAAAAATACCGATCCTTTAGGAAGATTTAATACTAATATTTCAAGCATATAGCAAACTCGTAAAAATAATATTTATAAGATATGACACAGTCAGAAGCATTAAGAAAACTAATCCGTGAAGAACTCAGAGCAGTTCTAAAGGAAGAACTCCCTAAATTATTGAAGGAGAGTACTAAACCTGTAATGACAGACATAAAGAAAAATCTTCAAGAACAAGTTAAAAGTAAGATCCCTGATACATTGAATACTGGCGCAACTAGGCCTCAAATTCAGTTCTCTAAGACAAATCCTATGGCTGCCTTCTTGAATGATACGGCCAAAAGTATGTTAAATGAAGACTTTTCAATGACAACGGCCGATGTTCACCCTTCTATGGCCTTTCAACCAAAAGAGGTTAGAGTAGGGTCTGTAGAAGGAATGCTTAGATCTGCGAGACCAAGTTCAAATATCGATGCTGTTCAGATTAATGAGGTTCCAGACTTCTCAGCCCTAATGGGAAAACTTAAAGCACAAGGACAAATTTAATGGCATACGGATTAAAAAAAATAGCAATAGTAGACTTAAAACCTTCAACCGGTGTTGGAGTTAAAATCCCTTTTGATGCTGAAAATGTATTTTCTACTGTATATACAACTAAAGATCAAACTAAATATAATCTTATTAACTTTTTATTAACAGACCCAAGAGAAAGACCATTTAATCCTAATTTTGGAGCTGGACTTAGAGCTAGACTGTTTGAGCAAATAGAATCAACTACATATGAAGATATACAACAATCTATAAAAACACAAATTGAGAATAATTTTCCAAATGTAGAAATAACAAACTTAAATGTGTCAGGACAACCAGATTATAACATTATAAATATAAAATTTAGTTATAAATTATTAAGATCGAATGAAAATGATTTTGTTACATTGACTATTCAAAATATGTAAAATGCCAGACCAAATAGATGTTAAATATTTAAATAAAGACTTTACTACTTTTAAACAAGATTTAATTGAATATGCTAAGTCTTATTATCCTACAACTTACAATGATTTTACGCAGGCTTCACCTGGTAGTATGTTTATTGAAATGGCTTCTTATGTAGGAGATGTTCTTTCATTTTATCTTGATAATCAACTACAGGAAACTTTTTTACAGTATGCTAAACAAAAAGGTAATTTATATAATATAGCTTATATGTTAGGCTACAGACCAAAAGTTACATCTGCCGCCATAGCTAATTTAGATGTTTACCAACAAATACCGGCAGTAACAGTAGGCCCAAATATACTTCCAGATTTTGGTTATGCAGTAACTATAGAACAAGGCATGCAGGTAAAATCTAATGTTGATAGTTCTGTTTTATTTTATGCACCTCAAAAGATAGATTTTACAAGTTCATCATCATTAGATCCTACAACAATAGAAGTTTACACTGTAGATGGATCTAATAATCCTACAAGTTACTTGTTAAAAAAGACTACTCAAGTTTTATCTGGTCAAATTAAAACACAATCATTCACATTTGGTGCGGCTCAAAGGTTTACTACAGTAACTATAAAAGATAATTCCATTATTTCTATTCTTAATGCTAAAGATTCAAACGGCAATACTTGGTATGAAGTACCTTACTTAGCTCAAAATTACATTTTAAATCCTGTTGCAAATACTGCTGCTAACTATCCTAGTTTGCATCAATTTAAGAATCAAGTTCCATTTATGATTCAAAAAATACCAGCACCAACAAGATTTGTATCTAGATTTAGAACAGATGGTACACTAGAAATAGAATTCGGTTCAGGTATTAATTCTGTTGCTGATACTGCTGTAATACCTAATCCTAATACAGTTAGTGTAGGTTTAACAGGAGGGGGACTCAGCAGTTTATCTAGTTCATTTGACCCGACTAATTTTGTAACTACGCAGACTTATGGATTAGCACCAAAAAATATAACAATAACATTTGAATATTTAGTAGGTGGAGGCGCTTCATCTAATGTACTTTCTGGAGAGCTAACTAAAATATTATCTTCTACAATTACAGGAGATCCTACCTTCCAAAATACTATCGCAGTAAATAATCCAGACCCTGCAAAAGGTGGTGGAGACGGTGATACAGTTGAAGAATTAAGATTAAATATAGCTTCAGAATTTTCTACACAATTTAGGGCTGTTACTCAAGAAGATTATTTAGCACGAACATTAAGTATGCCTTCACAATATGGAAAAGTTTCAAAAGCTTTTATTAGCAGAAACGATGCTACATTTAGAAATTATATTGTAGCTGATAATACTAAGAATGATCCTATGTTAGTAACCCTTTGTGTACTAGGATTAGACGCTAATAATAATCTATCAGATCCTTCACCAGCACTATTACAAAATATACAAACATATTTAAAAGACTATAGAATGCTTACAGATTGTAGCTATAAAACCTGCA